CACTATTGGTAATGTAGAGCAACACGCCGAGAAAGCCGTTCAAATTGCTTCAATGCTTGACATCAATACTTGTCCTCCGATTCAATGCGTCACTCAGGAGAGGATTATATGAGAGACAGATGGACTATGAATGTTACCAGTGGCTCCATTGGCAACTGGGGTTTAGGTATTGATTACTACAGAGAATATGAAGATATGCCTTTGCAGATTATTGCTAGGATATTTGTAATCAATCTGATATTCTTTCGCATTACAATAAACAGGTGGGAAGAATACAAATGGATGTAAAAGATTTACTTATCAAGGCTCTCTATGAAAAAGAAAACAAACGACCACGTTCTACGCAGGTCCAAATAGGACCATCTGAACTAGGTAGTTGCCGTCGTAAGGTTTGGTACAAGTTACATAACCAGCCTGAGACTAATGAAAATGAATTGAAATTGGCTGCAATTATGGGAACTGCTATCCACGACACCATTGAAAAGGCTTTATCAAATAACAAGGAAGTTCTACTAGAGCAGAGCGTAGAACATAATGGGATGAAAGCCCACGTAGATCTCTACATCCCTGGGACAGGAGATGTAGTTGATTGGAAGACAGTGAAGTTGAAGAACCTCACTTACTTTCCAAGCCAGCAGCAACGCTGGCAAATACATACTTACGGATACTTAATAGAACAAAGTGGATTGGGGAAGGTCCACAATGTGCATCTTGTGGCTATACCACGAGACGGTGACGAGCGCGATGTAAAGGTCCACTCAGAGAAGTACGATTCTTCCATCGCGCTTGAAGCCTTATCTTGGTTAGAAGGTGTGAAGCAATCAGAGTTTCCACCAGAGCCTGAGAAAGATGAAAGTTACTGTAAGTTCTATTGTAAATACTACGACTCGTCAGGTGAGATGGGATGCGTTGGTCTAAAAAAAGAACGTACAAAAATTGAATTACCGTTAATAGAGGATAGATCAGCAGCAGACAAAGCGCTGACTTATCTACAACTAGATAATAAAATAAAAGAATTGACTACAGAAAAGGATGCTTTGAAAGAAGCACTTGCTGGTGTAGTCGGTGTCACTGACACAGGAGTAGAGGTTCGTTGGTCTACTGTGGCTGGTGCCAAACAAGTCAATAAGGAAAAGGTCGAAGAACTTCTAGGCTATCTTCCTATAATCGAAGGCAAGGAAACTCTTCGCCTTTCTGTCAAACACAATGGAGGTAAGTAAATGGCTGCGCCAGAATCAACAAAGTTTCAAGTAAGTTTTTATTCAGCAGATCAAACGCTGATTAACTTATACGCATCAAGCAAGGAGGAACTAGAGTCGCTGTTAAATACAGCGCAGGACTTTTCACCACTCATTGGAAGTGTTGTCCAATCTTACAAAGGCTCTTCATCTCCTGCGCCCGTATCAAGTGCTGCTCCAGCAGCAAAACCACAGGTAGTTGAAGGCCAGACTCCTGAATGTAAGCACGGTCAGATGCAATTTAGAACAGGTAACGGAGCCAAGGGACCTTGGAAGGCTTGGATGTGCGCTGCTCCTAAGGGTGCGCCAGACAAGTGCGACGCAATCTGGGTTCGATAACCACGTGCGCGACCCACGAGAGTACGAAAGTCCTCTCTGTGCGGAAGTTGATGGCGAATACTGGTTCCCAGAAGATATATCTGGTAACGGAAAATACGAAGGTGTCAATCTCGCTAAACGTATTTGTGGAAACTGTCGTCACCGAACTGAATGCGCCGAATGGGGAATCAACAAAGAGCGCTATGGAATGTGGGGAGGACTCACTTCTAATCAGCGTAGGATAATTAGAAGACAACGTGGGATAGTTTTACCAAAAGAAGAAAGGGAGGAGAGAGGTGCTTAGGCTTTCTCGTGCGTGGCAATCCACTAACATTAAAGCCACGCCACTGCCTGATGTATGGAAGTCTCTCAACTCTACTGAAGTCAATGTAAAATTTAGAAGAGGACAAGTCTGTATGGTTGCTGCTGCACCCAATGCTGGCAAGTCTATGTTTGCTTTGGTCTATGCAATCAAGGCAAATATCCCAACGCTTTTCTTTTCGGCAGATACCGACACTGCAACTGTAATGATACGTACTGCTGCTCATCTGTCAGGTCATTCACAACTAACAGTTGAAACTAATTTACAAAAGAATACACGTCACTACCAAGAATACCTTTCTAAGATGCAGAACATACAGTGGGTCTTTGACTCCAGTCCGTCACTCGATGATATCGAGATGGAGATAAAGGCATACATCGAACTGTATGGAATTGCACCTGAACTTATAGTGATAGATAACTTAATGAATGTAGCAGCCGAGACAGATAATGAATGGGCTGGACTACGTGCAATTATGATGGAGTTACACGATATGGCACGCAAGACCGAAGCGTGTGTGCTAGTACTTCATCACGTATCAGAACAGAGTGAGTATGGATCTCCCACGATGCCCCCTCCTCGTCGTGCTATACACGGTAAGGTAAGTCAATTACCTGCCATCATTCTGACCCTTGGTTACGACCCCTCCCAAGGAATGCTTCGGGTTGCTGCCGTGAAGAATCGGTTTGGTCCTCACTACGCTGATGCTTCACGGTGGGCAACACTCTTTACAAACTTTGCTGCGTGTCAGATAGGTGATTCTGATTCGCAAGGAAGGGCATACTTACATTCTAATTTGCAGGTGAGACATTGAGTAGTTACAACAAGGCTAAAGGTTCTAAGTTTGAGACCGATGTGATGAAGTATCTACGACAACTTGGTCACTTTGCTGAAAGACTTGCTAAGGCAGGAGCCAATGATGAAGGTGACATAGTTACCATAATCGCAGGTCAGACCTATATTTTGGAGTGCAAGAATAGAAAGTCATTAGATCTTCCGCAGTTCTGGGCAGAAGCCCAGGCTGAGGCAGCCAACTATGCGAAGGCGCGGGGGCTTGTGGTTGATCCTCCAGCCTTCGTCATAGTTAAAAGGCGTAGAGGTAGCATAGAAGATGCTTGGGTAATACAGAGCCTAGAGAAATGGATAGAAAATGCCAGTACCACAAGGACAAATAACAAGTAGTGAGATATTTACTACACCAGAAGTACAGAAAGAACTTGAAGATGTACAACTACCAGATGAACCAACTGAGGTAGAAGAGAAGGAACAATAATGATTTGCAGTAGTTGTAAGTGGGCAGGCCATCACAACACTATTGGTAAGACTGATATGGCTAAAGAGTTCCACGATAAATGTAAAGGAGACTGCGCTTGCCAACACAAGACTGGTCCAGGGTGGTTCGTACTAAAAGGTCAAAAGCCTCCGTTGATGCAGACGCAATCCCCGTAGCAGTAATAGTTTCTTACTATGGTGGAGAAGTAAGAGAGGGTAAGAGCGCTAGTGTTAAGTGTTGTATACACGATGACTCAAGGCGTAGTGCAGTAATGAATACGTATGACAACTTATACTTTTGTCATACTTGCGGTAAAGGTGGTTCATCTGTCGCTATTGTGATGGAGAAGGAGAATCTGGAGTTCAAAGATGCAGTCAAACGAGCAGTCGAAATTGTTACTGGAAGTGGTCACACGCTACAGTCAAAGCATAGACGAGGCAACGCTAGGGTATCTCGAAGGACGTGGAATATCTAAGCAAGTTGCAGACCAGTTTATGTTGGGAACTGTAGTGGATCCTGCCTCTGGTCACGAACAGTTTGAAGGTTGGCTATCTATTCCTTACATCACTGCTCTTGGGATGGCAGTCAGCGTAAAGTTTAGAAGACTAGATGATGGTAAGCCTAAATATGGGCAACCAACAGGGCAGAAACTGCACCTCTACAATGTGGCTGATGTGGCATTAGATTCATCGCATATAGTTGTTACTGAGGGTGAGTTGGATGCAGTCATCATCTCAGGGATTCTAGGCATCCCAGCAGTGGGAGTGCCAGGAGTGGCAGCCTGGAAACCTTACTATGCTAAGTTAATGACGGGCTTTGATACCGTTTATGTTGTTGGAGATAATGACTTGAAGGAGGATGGAACTAACCCAGGAGCAGAGTTTTCTAAACGTGTTGCAAGCGAGATTATCAACTCACATATTGTACAATTACCACTAGGTATGGACATCAATGAGTTTTATCTACAACACGGGCTAACAGAATTATCAACCTTACTAGGAGGAGTTAAGTGAGTGACTACAAAGAAGGAATTGACTCAGATGGCAGAGTATCTGAAGGAATTGGGGATGGTAATAGTTTCCATAGACTTCAAGAATGGTACTATTACAGTCAAACCGATTCCGACAAGAAGTTAGATTCGGAGTTCGTTGCTAATGTGTGGCGAATCCTTGACACAGCAGGTAATCTGCTCATCCGCAAACATAAAGATTATGGTCCAAAGAACATCTCTCACAGTCCAGGTGGAGCACTCAACGGATTACGAGTGCGTATGCACGACAAGGTGGCTAGAATCAATCACCTCGTTGATAGTGA